TGGCGAATGAAACCAAGGCCGAGGCCAAGACCCCGGTCAAGCTGCTGTATGCCTACTGGATCGCGGAAGATGACCGCATCGAGGAAGGCACCATCATCGAACTGCCAGTGTCCGATGCCCGCAAGCTGATCGAGACCGGCAAGGCCGAACGTGCCGACAAGTTTCCCGGTGAGTGACATGGAAATCCGCGACGGGGAATGGACGCTGTTCGACCACGACCTTGAGACGGGACGCACGATCTGGTGGTCACTGGATGAAAACGGCGCGAGCGTGTTTCGCGTTGACATGCCGGTTGACAGCGTAATCGAAGCCAACGCCGAAGCCTACAAGGACGCTGAAGGCACCAGGTTCGGTGAATGGGCGCGCGTAGCGTCTGTCCCCCTGACCCTTCTGCATTCCAGCGGGCTGCATGAAGCGCACTTGCAGGAAGATCAGAAGTTCATTTCCAAGTGGATGAACAATTCCGATAACCGTGCTTTCCGCACGCGACCGGGTGATGTCTAATGTCAGCGCTTGACGACTATCTGGACCTCAGATTGGCGGTTTCCGAACACGTCGGCAATCGCGCCATTTCTGACGTGTTCCCGCGTCTTGTCCAACTGGCCGAAACCACGCTCAACAAGAAGCTGCGCACCCGCAAGCAGATGACCACGGCAACGCTGACATTCACCAGCGGCGTGGCCCCGTTGCCGACTGGGTGCCTTGAAATCATCAGCCTGTTCAACATGCACAAAGAGCCTATGCGGGCAACGTCGCTCAATAATGTGCAATTCCCCCGCTCAAGCAATATGCAATACGCGATTGATGGCTCGAATGTCGTGATCTACGGCCTGACCGGCACGCGAGAACTGCGCTATTTCGCAGCCCTGCCAACACTGACGACCAGCCCCACAACGAGCAACTGGCTTCTGGCCGATCATCCGCATGTTTACCTGTATGCGGTGGGCTTTGAGGCTGCGAAGTTCCTGCGTGATCCGGAACTGGCCGCAATGACCGACCAGCTATTTTCCAACGCCCTTGACGAAATCAAGATTGACGACGACCGCAGCCGGTGGGCTAACGGCGTGGTCAGAATGCAGGCTCACACGCCATGACGCTGCTTACAATCGCTCAGGACGTTGCCCGCAACACGGCGCTCGATGTGCCGAATACCGCCGGCGGCTCGACCGCACGCGAAATCGTCAACGTTGTGCAGTTCATCAACGACACCGGCCTTGATGTTGCAAGGCGTGTGGATTGGGGCGCGCTGCGGCAGACAACGACCGTGACAGGCACGGGCGCACTGGTGGCACATGCCCTGCCAAGCGGCTTCTCGCGCCTGATAAACGGCAATGCGGTCAACGCTGGCGGCGTTCCTGTCCGTGGTGGCCTGTCGCCTGATGAATGGGCATCTTTGACGCCTGTTGAAGGAACGCCACGGTTCTTCCGGTTGATCGGCAGCACCATCAGCTTCTACCCGTTCCTCGCCAATGCCGCGACGGCAAGCGTGACGGTGCAGACCCTCAACTGGGCATCGAATGGCACCAGCCGCATGGTTGCTGATGCGGAAACGGCGCTATTCCCCGAGGATCTGCTAACCAAGGGCGCTATCTGGCGTCAACGTCGGCACGTCGGGCAAGACTTTGCTGACCAGATGGCCGAATTTGAAGCGGCTCTGGCTGACTATGCAGCCTATAACGCGCGGGACCGTTCCCCATGATCCGGCCCGCTCGCGGACAGGTCAGACCAACGGCAGCCCGACCGGCAGCGATGAAGGCAAAGACATTCCCCGCGCCACGCAAGGGCTGGGTGCTGTCCGAAAACTACGCGATGCAGTCACCGGAAACGGCACTAACCCTTGACAACTGGTTTCCGACAACGACCGGCATTCGTGTCAGGGGGGGACGCGCCAAGCGCGCCACGTTGGCTGTTGGCGTGCCTGTGCGGTCCATGTGGGAATATATCGGCGCAGCCGGTCGCAAGCGGTTTGCTGCTGATCTGGATAAGATTTACGACATCACAACCGTTGCCGTGCCGACCACGCCGGTAACAGCAACCGTGACGGGCAGGACATCGGGCTACTATTCAACCGTTCAGATGACGACCGTTGGCGGGATTTATCAATATTGCTTCAACGGCACAAACAGCCCACTTTTGTATGACGGGTCCACTTTCACGGCGATTACGGGCGTTTCAACCCCGGCCATCACGGGCGTTACGACCTCGCTTCTGTCTCATGGCTGGGTTTACAGCAACCGCATCTTCATGGTTCAAAAGGACACCCAGACGGCGTGGTTCCTGCCCGTCGATAGCGTTGGGGGAGCGGCTCAAGACATATCGCTTGCCGGCGTGTTCCAGGATGGTGGCGCATTGCTGTTCGGCGCTACATGGTCGCTGGACGCTGGCGATGGCATAAGCCAGAAATGCGTATTCGTCTCGACGACTGGCGAGGTGGCAATCTATCAAGGCACCGACCCGTCAGACCCGACGAAGTGGTCTATTCAAGGCGTCTATAACATCAGCCGCCCGCTTGGCATGAAGGCAATCATGCAGGCCGGTGGGGATCTGCTCATTGCGACTGAGGAAGGCGTCATTGCCCTTTCGGAAGCTGTCAGTAAGGACAGCGCCGCGTTGTCACTGTCGGCAGTGTCTCGCGCGATAGAACCGGAATGGCGCAAGGAAGCCCGAGACCGCATTGCGTTGCCATTCGAGATCATCAAATGGTCATCCAATTCGATGATGGTTGTGTCACTGCCTCCCGACACCGGAAGGGCTGACATCTGTTTTGTCTGCAATCTTCAAACGGGTGCATGGGCGAGGTTCACCAACTGGCAGACCCGGTGCATGGCGCTTTTCAATGGCCGAGGCTATTTTGGCGCGAATGACGGTTGTGTTTACGAAATGGAATCGGGCGGGTCTGACGATGGCACGCCCTACACAGCGGCATATTGCGGGGCGTTCGATCATCTGGACGCGCCGGGGCTGACCAAAACCATCACAATGGCCCGATCTGTTTTCAAAGCAGCATCGCCAATCATTGCCAAGGTCAGCGCTTCAACTGATTACGCCGAAGCATTCCCTAGCGCTCCGTCATCGCCTGCAAACTTCCTGACATCGGAATGGGACAGCGGGCTTTGGGATAGCGCCTTGTGGGACACGTCAAGCATCAAGGCGTCTTATCGCACGGGCTGGGTGGGCATTGGTGAAACCGGATTTTCATTCGCTCCGCAAATTCAGCTTACTTACGGCGTGACGCCATTGCCAAGGGTTGAATTTGTGGCGTTCGATGTCGTCTATGAACCGGGCGGCATGATCGTCTGATGCAAATTGTCTGGGCACCAAGCGCAGACAGTGAGTTTAACCGACATCTGGCGCAATGGCTTGCCGTTCATATCGCACATGACGGGCGGTCTGTTCTGTCGCCGTGCTTGTGCTTTGGCGTGTTTAGCGATGGCAAGTTGCAAGCGGCTGTCGCGTTCCATGACTGGAAACCGCACTTCGGGACGATTGAGTTCTCCGCTGCATCGTCAAGCGGTTCTTGGCTGTCGAGGACGGTCATTCGCGAAATCGCCCGATACGCCTTCGACGAATTGGGCTGCCATCTTCTGATCACTCAGAACGACCCCGAAAACACGCGGGTTATTCGCATCATCAAGTCACTCGGCTTTGACCAGACCTTGATCCCGAACCTACGGGGCAAGGGTAAGGCCGGTTCATTCATGACGCTGACGGTCGAGCAGCGCAACGCATCCCGCTTTATCAGGAGTTCATGACCATGGGAGGATCTAGCCCGCCACCCCCGACACCGCCGCGCGAGACATCGGCGGCCCAGACAGGCGCGAACATCTCGACCGCAATTGCCAACAATTTCATGGGCAATGCGAACCTGATCGGCGCGGATGGTTCAACCCAGACCACGAACCAGACCGGAACATATACCTTCACCGATCCATATACCAATATGGCCTATGACATCCCGACGTTTACGCGGACGGAAGCACTTTCGCCGGTCAGACAGCAGACGCTTGCGCAAAGCAATCAGGCCAACCTGAACCTTGCCACGCTGGGCGCGAACACGTCGCAGCAGCTTATCGGCAACATGCAGAAGCAGTTGACGGCGGACAGCCTCGGCCCGCGTCCTGACATGCCACAGCTTCGCACCAGCTACGATACTGACTTCACGGCAGACCGGCAGCGCACCGAAGATGCCCTGTTTTCACGCATTAACCCGAAGCTGGCACAGGACCGCGCTGCCCTTGAAACGCAATTGAGCAATCAGGGCATCAAGCTCGGATCGTCGGCGTATGACCGCGCCATGGGCAACTTTGGCCAGCAATCTAACGACGCACGGATGGGTGCTATCCTGGCGTCGGGGCAGGAGCAATCCCGCCTTGCTGATTTGGCTCGTCAGTCTGCAAACTTTGGCAATTCCGCTCAGGTTGATCAGTTTAATACCGGCATGTCGGGGCGTGCGTCACAGATGCAGGAAGCGTTCGCGCTGGACAATCAGCCGATCAACAAGGCGATGGCGCTTGCAAGCGGGACGCAGGTGGCGATGCCGCAGTTTCAGGCTTTCAATTCGGCGCGCATTCCAACGACGGACAACGCCGGCATCATCAACAACTACGATGCGCAGCAGTTCCAGCGCTGGCAGGCTGAAGAAAACAACAACCAGCGCATGATGGGCGGGCTGATGGGCATGGGCGGCCAAATCGGAGCCGCCGCGCTGCCGCTGATGTTTTCGGACGAACGACTGAAAGAGAACATTGAGAAGGTCGGCAAGCTCGATGGCCATTCTCTCTACCGATACAATTACAAGGGCCACGACAAGGAGCACATCGGCGTCATGGCTCAGGAAGTCGAAAAGAAGCGCCCGGATGCGGTTCACAAAACAGCCGGTGGCGTTCGCGTGGTTGACTACGGCGCACTGTTCAACGCCGGCAAGAAGGGGGCGCGCTAATGGCCATCGGGTTCTTTGACGGCAACAAAGCCGACGCATCTCCGGAAAGCGTGAAGCGCAAACGTGAAATGATTGCCCGCATGTTGAGCGGCAACAACCGCGCTCCGCAAAACGTCGGAGAGGGCTTCAATGCCATTGGCAACAATATCGCTGCTGCTATCACATCATATCGCGCCGACAATGCGGAACGTGCCAACAACGCCGAACGGTCGCGCCTTATGTCTGGCCTGTTCGGAGGCGGCACTCCCATGGCTGCCGTTGGTGGCGCACCTGTCGCAACGGGGCGGACTACTGGATCGGCTGCAACCGGGTCGGCTGCAACCGGCGCGTCGGTCGCACCCGCTCGCAACTTTAGCGTTGATCCATCTATTCGTGACGGCATTGCATCAACCGCTCAGTCGCTTGGAATTAGCCCTGTTGATTTGGCTACTGCTATTTCTTACGAAACCGCAGGCACGTTCGACCCGACAAAGCGCGGCCCGACGACGCAATGGGGCCAACACAAGGGATTTATTCAGTTTGGCCAGCCACAAGCCAAACAGCACGGCGTTGACTGGAATAACCCTGTAGGCTCTCAGCTAGGCCCTGACGGCGCCGTTGCATCGTATCTGCGATCCACTGGCGTGAAACCCGGCATGGGCTTGCTGGATATTTACAGCGCCATCAATGCGGGCGGCGTTGGCCGTTACAATCGGTCAGACGCCAACAACGGCGGCGCACCCGGCACAGTTCGCGATAAAGTTGAACAGCAGATGGCAGGTCACCGTGCTAAGGCGCTTGCCCTTTTTCCAGATCAGACCGCATCTAACATGCCTGTTGTTCGACCTGGACCCGGCGCGGCACCAATGCCGCTTGCACGTCAGCAGGTCAACACCGCTCCCATGCCGAATGCCGGCCTTGCCGATCTGCCGGCACCAAGCGCTAACCAATCCGCGATGAATGTTGCCCCTGTCTCCGGCGACAACCCGCAACAGCTTCTTGCCGACGCGGCATACTATGAGCAAAACGGCAACATTGAAGCCGCT